CATCATCTGTTTTAGACCCTTTGCCAAAATCTTTAGTTTTAGGAGATATTTTATTATCTTTAGTAAACTTTGCTGTTGATTTATCTCCATAGCCACCTTGTCCTGGTTTTTTTGTATATGTTTCTCCTTTAGGATTACGTGGCTTTGGCCTTTTACCTCTATGTGGAATACCTTGATTAGTAAGAAATCTTTTTGCCTTGGCAGATAAATCTGCTGTAGTTGCTCCACTTCTTTCGGCTTTAGCAAGAGCATTAGCAAGTTCTTTTTGAATAGCTTTACCGCCTTTTGTTCGTCCTGCTGCGGCAACGCCCATTGAAAGCCCTCTTATTAATAATGGTATTGCTGGTCCTGCCATCGTACTTCTCCTAATATAATCTGTTATGCCCTGAAATCTTACCACCCTTTGCGGCCTTACGATACTTTGCAGTTTTCTTTGCTATAGCTTGAGGTTGCTTAACAAACTGCTTTCCTTGTTTAGTTCCTTTTCTTTTTGCTCTCGTAGTTGCCGCATATTCTGCTGGGGTGAGTGCCTTAATAGCCGCTTCTGGTAAGTACCTTTCGCCAGTCTTGCTTGACTTCTTGCCACTCTTAGTTCTCCACTTCTGCTTTGTCCAATTGCTGAGAGACTGCTGAGATTTTGCTTTTGCCATTTAACATACTACGATTTGTAGCCCCCGCCTTTTGCTTCATATTGTTTAACTAACATCTGTGCCTTACGTGCCGACCACTGACCAGGTGCGCCGCCCTTACTACCTGCTTTAATTTTCTTAAAAAGATTTTTACGCATCGTAGGTTTAGTGTAGTTACCTGCTTCGTTTACACGGCTTTTAGCTTTACCGCCCTTTTTTAGTTTGACACTAGACAAAATTTTGGCTTGTTTAGCATGAGTCTTACTTGCTTTCTTTAAACCTTTAGCCACTTTTTTAATTTTACTAGCAGCCTGTGTTTTACGTTTAACAGCCATTAGTAAATCTCACCGCCTTTTGCTTTGATACGAGCGGCTTCTTCTTTAGCCATATCATCCAAAAACTTTTGTTTGTTTTTAATCTGTGCTTCATAAGCTCTTGCACCTTGTGAAGGTGTGCCACGTGTACCACCCTTACCTACAGAGCCAGCCATTTTACCACCACTTTGTTTGTAACCCATGCGATTACGAACTTTAGTTGGAAGTTTTGCTAGACCTGGGTTATCTGCTGGAACATCTTTCATAATTTTACCACCTATATTTTTTTTAATAGGTTGTCCCTTGCTTTTTCCCATAATGTCTTTCATTGCCATAGTTCTTAATCGTTGGGCCTCAAGTTCAAGACGTTTTATTTCTTTTTTTATCTCTGCTATATTTAAATCTTTTTTCATTTTAAAATCCCCTTAATAAAGCTTACCGCCTTATCTCATTGCCTTTCCGAATCCACGAGTCGCAGCACCTACGCCACGAGGTTTATTGTTAATTTTACCGCCCATATTTTTATTAATAGTTTTCATAAAAACATCTTCTGCAATTTTACTCATTTCACGAGCAGAACTAAATGGTTCAAAGTTTTTTCTTTTAGATTTTTTTGCAGATTTTTTTCGTAAAGTTTTAGCATCTACACTACGAGGTTTCTTTTTAATTTTACCACCCATTGCTTTAGGATTACGTACATATGATGGAACTTCTCTACCAGCTTTTTCATAAAGAGCAATAATTTTTTTCCGTTTAGCTTCAGGTGTCAATTTCATTTGCTTAACTTTTTCTACAGAAGCTTCAAATTCTTGACGTTTTTTAAACTCTTTAGGGGCAGCTTCTCTACGAGCTTTAGCTTCAGCAGTTTTGCCTTCACGTTCAATGCCTTTTCTAATTTCAAGCATATCATTATATTTTGTTTTTATTCCTTTACGAGCTTTACTTATAATGCTACGTTGATTAGTTTTAGTTAGGTTATTAAATTCCAATTCTAATTGGTCCATTGGTGATAATTCTTTTGTTTTTTTCATACCACGAGTATTATCACCTACAACACGCTTTTGTTTTCGAGCTTTTGCTTTTACAGCACCTTTAGCTTCAACAGCACGTACATTTTCTCCTGCTTTTTTTACACGTTTCATAGCAGCAGCTAAATCTTTTTTTCTTTTTTCAGCAAATTCTTTAGCCAACATAGCAGTCCTTTTCGCAGACCTACCAGTAGCTCCTTTTATAATTCCTGCAGACATTACGGTGTTCCCCCTAGTGTATTTTCACCGACCATAGAAGCAGGTGCTTCCATGTCGTCACGCCTTGTTCTACGTGCTTGATTTCTTAATGCTTCAATTGCATTTTGATAACGCTGTTCATAATATGAACTTACTGTAAAGTTTTTCATAAAATCACCTGCCTCGACCATACAACCATAAAATAAAGCATCATAGCAAAAGTCAGAGAAATAATTATTTTGACTTGTACTAGTTAGTGTAGTTGGTCTGGCAACATATACAAGTTCCCCACCGTAAGTAGCACTTGCAGTAGGAGCAACGATAACATTGGTGTTTGTTTTCTTTGCATAGTATTTTGGAGTTCCTGTACTTGCGCTGACAGGCCAGTAATCGTAAATAAACTCGTCTGTTCTTTGCAATAAATTAATTTTAGTTCCGCTATCTTCAATACGAAGGTTCTTTACATAACGTGTTCCAGAAGGAAGAGTAAGTTCGTTTTTACCTGCAGATAGTGTAACTGATGTAACTGTTACCAAGCCATAATCATCTAGTGTTTTAGTTAACCGTTCTTCTACACGATTAACCATTCTAGGTATAGCCGAGACAAATTCGCTGCCATCATTTTCACTGGCTTCAATAATGTCGGTAACAAGATAAGTATAATTAGCCATAATAAATAGTCGTAGAAATAGTGGCTGCTGCTGATACAATAATTTTACCATTCATGCGAACACCATTATCTGCGAAGTCCTGATAATTATTTCCGTTTACTTGAAACTTAATTCGACCACCGTTAGTATTACCAAAAGGGTCAGCAGATGTACCAGTAATAACTACGATGCCTGTGCCTACACAGTTAACACTACGTACACGAGTGTCAGTAACAGTTACACTAGTAAGAGAATCTACAAACGTACCAGTTCCAGAAACAAATGCGCTTCTAATATTAGTCATTGATTACTCCTATAAAAATGTCAATAGCTATATTATACTAAAAAAGGGGGTGAGATACAAGTCCCACCCCCTTTAAAGGTCAGTTAACAGGTGTTTTAATTAAGCACCTTGACTTCCGAAGAACCCACGCCAGTCACTGAAACCAAACGCATAACGCTCACGAGCCTTAAAGCGAAGGTTACCAGTGTCAAAGTCAGGCTCCATTTTAGTCTGAAGCGGTGAACGGACGAACATTTTCGCACCATTCGGAACATCAGTCTTAATGAAGTAACCATTTGTGTCCGTGAAACGGCGATTCACGAAGAAGCCATTCGGGACAAGACCTTGATTGCGAATGCTGTTAATGTCGTTGACATTGGTAGCAGAGTTAGCAATCGTGGTTGACAGAGGCGAGTTCAGAATCTGATCTGCAGTAAATGCCAAATCTGATGGAATGTGCAGGCTTTCAGCTTGCGCTCCAATTAGAATGCCACGGTCATCTTTAGTTTTAGAAACAGAAATCAATGCAGTTTCCAAAGCAGCTTCTGAAAGATCAGAGGCAGCTAGAAGGTTGCTTTGAGTTCCATCACCAATTGTGGGGTGTGAAGAGGAAAAGAAAGCTTGTCCATCACCACCCGCAAAGGATGAGTTAAAACCGTTGTTGAAAACATCAGCAGCTTTAACTTGTTTAGTGTTCGCCATAGCACGAGCCAATCCTTTGGCACGTAGTTTAGCGAATGTGTCATAGAGGTTGTCCTCCATAGCTTCTTCTGTAACAGCGAAGCCAAGGGCAATTGTCTCGTGTGTGTAACGAGATGTAAAGCTTTCTTGGGCATCGTCATAAGATACAGCAGCACCTTCACCTTTTACAGGTGCAGTGCCAAAGCCAGTGAAGAGAACTTCTTCTTCAAATGCACGGTCTGAATTTTCAACTTCATACAGAGGTGCATGTTCATCAGAAACTTCCCCATACTCAAGGCCGAATACGGCGTTAAGACCAGGGAGAAGCTCTTTTGCAATACTTGCTCTATTAATAGCCATTATTATCTATCTCCCTTAGTTACCAGCCGTAGCTGTTACTGGTGCAGTAACATAAACCTGACGGAAGTTATCCTCGTGCAAGTTCAACATTACTTCAATTTTAGTGTAAGCATCACCAAGTACATTACCTGGTTCATCAACAATACCAATAACTTTTAGGTCTTGTACAGTGGCGGCAGCTGAGTCGCCTTTAGCACTAGCACCTGACTTACCAGTAAAAGTTGAACCAGATGTCAATGAATCTTTAAATGGCAATGTTTTACCAATAGTGCCTGCAGTTACTGAGGCATCTGATTGAATAACATATATTTGTGCAGGATTATCGGTAACAAATCCTACGGCATCAGTGGCAGAAGTGCCACCAGGCCAAAACGATTTAAACTTTTGCTCCCCGTCTTCTACATAACGACAGCCTTGGAATACACCAGTGGTAGCTTGTCCAACTGAAATAATTGCTTGAAGCTTACCAGCAGATACACGAACAGGTTGCCCTGTGTACATAGTTGTGGCTTCACCTGAAGCAATAGAATACTCATTTGTACCATTGCTATTTGGAGAAGCACCACGAATACGGGAAGGAGTCAAACCATTAGGTGCAAAAGTTGCAGTCATAATATTTTCTCCTATAAATTAGTAACCAAGGCTGTCGCTTATAATCTAATCAAAACTAGGTGTGCGACCCTTAGTTACGTTAGTTTTACTTTGATTTTGAATTGGCATTCTACGGTCTGATGAATTTTCAAGCTGTGCATTAACAGCATCAACCATCTCTGCAGATGCGTTTTCAAAATGTCTTTGTCGAGCTTCTGCACGTTTGGTTGGCAACTTAGCAAGTGCCAAATCTCCTCGACATACAGTGCCTTTATAACGACCTTCATCTCTAATTGCGGATGTGTGCGCTAGTTCAGGTACTTCATCAAGAGAAACAAACTCCCAGCCTTCAGCCATTCGTTTACCAACATTTGTATAATCATCACCACCTTTTAGGGTTGTACGTATCCAACGAAGTTTCATTCCTTGATCTTCAAACCTTGCGGTTACTGATTCAGGAATATCTAAAAGATTTGGTTCACGATATTCAAAGTCTTCGGCTTCTCTTGTTTCCAGTTCACGACTCTGGGTGCTACGTGTAGTATTTCGTGCCATAAGTGTATATCCTTTCGCAACTATCGGTTAATTGTAGTATACTCGCCTTCGCCTGCCTTTTCGACTTTTAGCTTTTCGGCTGCATACTGTTCAAGTG